GTTACTTTGGGACTGGCTAGTGAAATTCAAAAAATGTCATTTGGTCAGAAATATTTAGATTTAATCGATAAAAAAGATGCCAATGGTAATCGAATTTATAGTAATGAGGAAGCTAAGATTCGTGCATCGGTATTTTCTCTTCCTGATGCAGCGATTGAAATGGTGGGACTAGGATTGGCTGTAAAAGCAATCAAAGCAGTTAAGCCTGGTGTATCTGTATTGACTAAGATGATAGAAAACCAAAGTAAAACTGCCATTATGAAAGAGGGTGTTATTTCTACAGCTAAGGAATCTTTCAAAGCTGGTTTAAAATCTAGTGGTAGTGAATTATTAGAAGAAGGCTTACAGGATATTAATGATAAGGTACAGACCAACCTATGGGGTAAACAAGGGGATGTACATTATAGTTTAGCAGATATCGGTATGGGGTCTATTAATGCCATGATAGATGCAGTGCCAGCCGTTGTTGGTCTTGGTGTATTGGGTGGACTTGGTGGTACCGCACACACTATACATCAGTTTAGAGCCTTTCATAGGTTGAGTCCTGAGCAACAAGACATGGTCGTACAGTCTGATATTAATCAGAGAGGTAATCAAGTAGTCAGTGCGCTAATTAAAGAAAGTCAAGTGAACCCCTTGGCACAAAAGAACCCTGAGTTATTTGCTAAAACTATTCAAGCCACAGCAGATAAGCAAGGCATTGGTACGGTATATATTAATGCTCATGAATTAGTAGACACCCAACAGGGGCAAGAAGCGATTCAAAGTTTAATTAACTCTGGCATTGTGACACGTGAGGAAGCTACAAAAGCTATTGAACATGAAGCAGCTTTACCCGTGCCTATTAGCCAATTTGCACAGCTTAACACAGAAATAACAGAGGATACTGTTAAAACGTTGGAAAAGGCTACTTTTTATACGGAAGGTGGCATGTCTGTAGCAAGTATAGAGCAAGCGGTCAAAGGGGCGAAAGCCTATCAAGAACATTTTGCAGGAGAACATGCTAAAAAGATAGAAGCCGTTAAGGAAGATATTATGAAGGAGTTCTCCGATCATAGTGATAGAGAAAGAACCCTAGCTGAAATGGTTGTATCAAGTGATCCGTACCATATCAAACAGGTCTTTAATGATATGTATAATCAGATGGAAGAAGCCTATCGAGAGACCTATCACGATGAGCATAAGGCATTGGAGTATGATAAGGAAGGTCCTAAACCTAAGTGGCATGATGACCATGTAGCTATGCACCATCGAGCACCTAGCTATAAGGACCGTAGACGGATTGCCTTTGAGTATGGTAAGAAACAACTATCCCAAGAGTATGCTGATGTCATGAGTAATGGTGCTATGGAAACTGCCATGAATCGTTATAACGAAATGGAAGAAGCATTACAAGACCTAGAAGCTATGGATAGTATTAAAGATACTTTGTTTCAAATTGCAGATAGCGATGTCCATGTACGTTCTAACTTATCTGACGAAGGATACCAAATCTATAAAGATTTAGTAGGAGAATTAAAAAAAGGCAACCCTGCTGTTGCTAGTCAAGCAAAAGAGGGTGCCTTAGTGATGGCAATGCATGCAGATGTCATGGCCAATATTATGAAGAAAGCCGGATACGGTCACTTTACGGCCAAAGATTACATGGAACGTGTTCAAATAGAATCTAATGCTAAAGAAGTGGCAGGAAGCGGATACGCACAACCTATGAATAGGGATGTGGATGTACATATGACAGTACCTATAGTAGACTTGACATCTTTAGCTAGTTCGTCTGTATTAGGGCTAAATAAAAAAGAGCTAGAACAACACTTGAAAGGAATGTTTAAATCTAGCGTAATCTCTCTAGATAAAAAAGGAGAGTTTGGTATTCCTAACAAGTTAAATCGTAGACATTTAGTATGGAATCAAAACCCTAAGAAACAACTATTAGATGCATTTAATCCAAGTATATTATCATTAGAAGAGTTAGTGCAGTCTAGTGTGTTAGTAGAATCTGTAGCTAACCAAAAGCAAGCAAAAAATAAGCATAAATCTAAAGTAAAAAACTATCATTATTTTTATGTGCCGATTAAATTAGGCGATGATATCTTTACAATTAAGATAGTGGGTGAAGAAAGTTCTTCCAATATTCAGTTAAACCCTTTAAAAATTGATTTGTACAGTGTTATGGCAGTAAAAAAAGATGGCAATTTCCAACCGCACAAAGGCAGTATTTCGAAATCACCATCTTTGTCTATCACTATACAAGATATGCTAAAAGATGTCAAGGATTATGAGGGTAATAACTATATTGATGAGGAAGGTAATCCTAACTACTATGCACAAAAAGCATATCATGGTACTGGATATGAATTTACTAAGTTTGATTTAGGGGCAATAGGCACAGGGAGTGATGCTACACTACATGGATGGGGATTATACTTTGCTAAAGATAAGACCATTGCTAGTAGATATAGAAAAAACGTAAGTGATAAATTAGGAACTAATGGGAAGTTATTTACGGTTGATATACCAGAAAATGAAGACCTATTGCATGAAAACTATTCATTTAAATCGCAGGAAGAGAAAGTAAAAGAAAAAATTATTAGTGCGATTAATCATTTGTCTACTAGCGAGAAATTGAATTTTCTAGAATATGCAAAAACAGTTGTAGGATATAGTGAATATTCGAAAGAGAGCTTACAATTAGATAAAAAGGTAGAAAGTATTCATTCGGCAATTGAGATATTAGAAAGGAAAAACTTTCCCACATTGAGAGCAATTCAGAAAAAACGCACAGTTAAAAAAATTGCTGAATCCATAGATGGATATGATACCTTTTCTATAGAGCAACAAGAAACATTAACAAATGAGATTAAAACTAATCTTGAAAGTGGGAATAATATCGATGTTTATATTGATATGCTACAAAAGAAAATATCAAGGTTAAATGATACAGATGGTAATTCTAAATATAATGCAATGACCCCTTTAATGATTGAAGAAAATCCAAAGGTCTTACTGGAAGAAGGAAATATAACAGGGGGACAACTATATAAGGGATTCAGTAAAGTGTTAGGAGGAGATAAAGAAGCAGCTTTATTTTTAAATCAACAAGGGATTAAAGGAATTAGGTATACTGATTTAACTGATGGAGAATGCTTTGTGGTGTTTGATGATTCAGCTATTCGTATCATCCAAGAGTACAATCAAGAAGTCCGTAAGAAGCCAATATGGGAACAAAAATTAGAACGAGATAGTATGGCATGGAATGACGTAATGGATCGCTATAAGGATGGGGAAATACCTAACAAAGACGTTAGACTCATGAGTACACCGCTTGTGTTACAAATGTTAGGCTTTTCAGCGCATGATATAGAAATAACACCTTCTGTATTAGCGAAGGTGTTAAAAGGGAAGCATGCAGATTCTATTGATACGGAAGTGTTAAAAGATTTACCAAGAGCCCTTGCTAATCCTGTAGCAATCTTTAAAAACTATGACGGGCGAAAACAAAAATTTATTGATAATGAAGTTATTGTGGTAGTAGATATATTAGGTAAAAAAGGAACTTTAATACAGGTTCCATTCGTGTTTGATATAAATTATAATTTTGGAAAGGTTCACAAAGTAAAGTCTATTTTTGAAAGGCAAAATATAAAGTGGTATCATCAGCAATTAGAAAATAAAGCACTATTATATGCACATATACATAAAAACAGACCTAGTCTTCGTCAGCAACAGGCAATAAATGGCCCAACCGGAACAACTAGGTCTAATATAGCCTTTATTATAGAACAACATTTACAAAAAAGCAATGAAAAAGTGTTGACTAGTGAAGATTTAGATAAGGCACGTGCAGCGCAACAAGATAGATATTATCAAGCTGAGGAAAGTTCGAAATACAGAGGATTAACCACAGTGTATCCAGAAGAACTTGGTAGTAAAAGGCTCATACAATTATTCGATGCCGCTAATTTTTCTACCTTTATTCATGAAAGTGGTCATCTCTTTTTAGAAGACTTGCGTATGCTTGCTACAATGGATGGTGCTCCTAAACAAGTGGTAGAGGATTGGAATACTATTAAAGAGTGGAGTGGATGGTCAGATACAGAAGGCGCTAATAATACAGAGGCACATGAGAAGTTTGCTACAGGTTTTGAGGTCTATGTTCGTGAAGGAAAAGCACCAACAAAAGTATTGGAACGTATATTCCGCCGTTTTAAAGAATGGCTCAGTGCTTTATATAAAAGTGTAACACTCCTGGGCGGATTACCACCTAAAGAGGTGCAAGATGTCATGGCACGAATGCTTGCAACGGAAGAGGATATCAATTCCTATATCACACAGCAGGGATTAGATAGCTTTGAAAGAACGGGACTATATCAATCTTTCACAGAAGAAAAGCAAGTAGAATGGCAAGAAAAACTCGATCGCATTCGGGAAAAAGCGAAAGAAAAAGTGCTAACTACGTATATGAAAGAATTGGCCAATACAAAACTAGAAGAGTTTGAAGCATCTATTCCAGAACTAGAAGAAACGTTGCAGCGACAATTAGTAGAACAATATCCAGTGTATCAAGCAAGAGTACGTTTTGATGCCTTTGGTGTAGCTGGACTAGAAGGGACACCATACCATAGCGAACAGGCTCTTATAGACGGGGAAGTTAACGATGGTATAGGATCTATGAAGGAAGTAGTGGCTAAGGAGATACAATCTAAGCGTGAAGAAGTAGAGCGATTTACACATGATTATGAAGCGGTTAAAAGGATTGCAGAAGAGTATTTGCTTACCACAGAGGGAATGCAACGAATTACTACCTATGAAGCGGAAGCCATTCGTAAAGATACAAATAAAGCAGTAGCAAAACATTTTGAGCTTATTAGCGCTTTAGGAGATATCGATGTCAATGATCCATCATCTATTGAACGTGTAGCATCTGCTATAGAAGATGATAAAGTACAAAAGAAAGTTCGGAAATTACAAGAAAAAGATTCAGCACAGCAGAGTGAAGAAATAAAAAAACTGCAAGAAGAATTACAAACAGGGATTAGTAATATGCGAGCTTTGCGAGGGTTATCCTTATGGAGTACAGAAGATATGATGGAGAAAGCCCATAATGCCTTGCGAACTATGACAATCCCACAGGCTACTTCATTTAAAACGTATCAAAATAAAAGTGCTAGCTCCGCAAGAAAGGCAGATATTGCTATTTCAAAGGGGCAAATGGATGAAGCCTTTCATCATAAGCAACAGCAGTTATATTATCAAGCTATGGCACGTGCAGCCTATGATAATTTACGTGAAGTGGAAACGTTAGAAAGGGATTTAAAGAAAAAGTACCAAAGTATTTCACGACCTAAATCACCGAAACGGATTCACTCTTCTGCTAGATACTTTATTCAACATATGATGTATCAATTAAATTTAGTCAATCGTGATGGCATAGAACCATCTAAAGGGTTTACTATTGGAGACGTGCTATTGTTGCTAGATCCTGATGCGGAGTTCCAGGATAAAGCAGAAACCAAGATGACATTAGACCCATGGATTATGGAGCTATTAGAAAAGCCAAAATCATGGAAACAGTTAACGTTTGACCAATTACTAGATATGGGGCAATTACTAAAAGCAGTTTACACACAAGGTGCACAACAGTATGAAGGTGTAAGTATCCTAAATGAACAAGGCAAAAGTATCTCTTTTGAAGATGCAGGAGCAGAACTCATCATTGAAGGTAGTAAGCGATTACAATCAAATACTAAGGATTTACTAACGCAAGCCAATCAACAAGGATTTTTTGGACGGTTACAAGATACATTCTCTGGATATATGTTAAGCCTAGTGAAAGTAGAAACTATACTTCGTCGGTACGATGATGATAAGGCTGGTGTATGGAATCGTTATATCTATGAACCAATTAATAGAGCCACTGTAAAAGGTAAGGAAATGTTAGAAGATGCCACTCGTAATTTACAACAAGTGATGAAGGTGTACGAGAAAAAAGAACTATTTCATATTAGAACGGAACGTATGTATAACATTGGCACCGTGTATAGCATGACGAAAGAGCAGGTATTAGCCTTGGCTTTAAACTGGGGGACAAAAAATAATCGGCAACGTGTTATTGAAACGGTAGGGTTAAGTGACCAGGAAGAAGCAGAAGTTCTGGTTGATAAAGCATTCAGTGAGTTCTTGGATGATAAAGATTGGGATTTTGTGGAGAAAACTTGGGAACTTATTAACTCTTATTATGCAGAACGTAGCGCTGTTCAAGAGCGATTATATGGTTCTCCAATGCATAAGGAAAAAGGTGTGACTTTCACCATTAATGGGCGCAAGATTCGTGGACAATATTATCCTATCGTATATGATCCGACTGTAGATGGTGCTGCTAAGGATTATGAAGTAGAAGATATTATAAAGTCACAAATGTCATCTAGTGCTGTATGGGGTATGGGTATGAGTGCCACCAAAAGTCGTGTACAGTTAGTGAAAGGGAAAAAGCTACTACTATACTTTGATGTGATTCCACGTGCTATTGATGAAGCGATTAACCATATTAGCATGCGTGAAGCGGCTACGGATGTGAATCGTTTATTAAACAATCGGGCACTCAGTGACTATATTGTTCGTACTACAGGTGTAGAAACATTACAAATGTTGAAGACCTGGGTACGAGATAATTGGCAGAGTGAGATTAGTAAATCCTCACGGTTAGATAGAGTACTGCAAGATTTAAGACGAAATACATCCATGGCTATTATGTCCTATAGGACGAGTACAGCCTTACTTAATGTATTGAATGTGATTCCGATGACAAAAGAAATTGGCTTACTAAATACAGTCCGAGCGATTACAGAGTTTATGGGATACCCTTTATCCGATAGGTATGTATCAAACCGAAAATTCGTTATGGAACGAAGTATCTTTTTACGTGAGCGTATACATACGCTAGATCATGATTTACATGAAGGGTTAAGCATTGGCGGTAAAGGTATGACCTTCTTTCCTAATAGCGATATTGGACGGAGCATATCTGAAACCAAGTACATGACAAAAGAGGTACGAGATACGATTAGTCGGTATGGATATGTATTTATCACGGAAACAGATTTAATGTTGTCTATGCCGTTATGGAAGTTTGCATATGAGCAGAAAGTAGCAGAGCTATTGCCTAAGGGGTTAGATCAAGAATATATTGAAGCGGAAGCTATTTCAGCAGCAGATAGACAGGTTCGTAGAGTGTTTGGTTCAGGGGATACGAAAGACTCTGTAGAGTTACAACGAAAGAAAAACAGTCTAGTAGCTTTATTTACACCATTTTATACGTATGCTAATACAGTTTTGAATGCATTGGTAGAAGGTGGTTATGCAGCTGTGGACAAACAAGACTATATGAAACTGTTTAACCATATCTTATTTTGGGTAGTATTACAGAATATGTCGGAGGCTTTGTTACGGTCTACCTGGTCTGGTGATGACGATGATGCAGAAAGCCTTTTAAAGAAAATGTTATCGTCTGTTATGACTGGATCATTTGTAGGTTTTCCAATACTTAGAGATGGAGTTTCCTTGGCTATGGATATGGCTATGGGAAAACCGAGTATGAGTAAGGGAAATGAAACTGTTGCGCTTAGTCTAATGCCAAAATTATTAGAGTTGTATAGAAATGTGAAAAGTAGTAAAAAATCTTGGATTGATGTGATGCGGTCAACAAGCCAGGTGAGCAATCGTCTCACAGGGTTTAGTGATACCTTTACCGATGGTTTTTGGACACTGGCAAAATGGTCATTTTCTAATACAGAAGCTACACTAAGGGATTTAATCACTGCTATTGCATTTGATAAGAATCTTCGAAGTCGTGAGGAAAAAAGAAAATAGTAGTTAGGAGCTATCTAACGTGGGTAGCTCCTTTTATATGTAAAGATACTGTAGAAAGGAGACACACATGGTTAATGATGAAAGAGTGAGTATCATGTACGAAGGGGATGGTCAGAATAAGACCTTTGCATATCCCTATTCATTCACAAGAAAGGAGGACATTGTAGGTTATGTCATCAGTAATGGAAAAACAAAACGAATTTCTACGAATTTTGAGTTTAATCCTACTACTAAGCAATACATGTATCCAAAGAATGGTACTCCACTGGCAAGGAATGAAAGTGTATTGCTTACTAGGGAAACTCCACGGAATAATACATTACAGTTGCCTAATGAACCAATTTATACAGCATTACAAGGGCAATTAGATAAGATCGTTCGTATGATACAGGAATTAGGTAGTTATCATAAAGGTATCCCACTACAAGTGTTATCAGAACAGTTTGATACCGTGATTCCCACAGAAATAGGGAACGCCTATTTACGGATCAATCGTGAAAGAAATGCCATAGAACTTGTAGAAAATCCATTTGATGGAGTGGAACGTATTACAAGTGAAGTCACCTCTACTAAAGCTAATATTGATAGAATTAAAGCGCAAATAGATGGAATCCATACAGAATCACTGACGATGTATGGGGAAATTAAAGAAAAGCTTAGTCGAGTAGATAGAGATACTGAAACATTGAAGGAAAGAGCTAAGCAAGAAATACGATCTACACAGCAGACTGTATTACAAAGCTTAGAGCAAGTAGAAAGTGATATTACAAGACGATTAAAAAATAGTGATATCTTACAAAGTGTAGGAGCTGTAGAAACTAAAGCACGAGAAATAAAAGGTTATGTCGGAACTATGGAAAACTCCATAGCAGAATTACGTAATATACAATCCTCTACTATAGCTACTAAAGAAGAGATTAATCAATTAAAAGCAAGTGTTATTGAAAAGGCAAGCGCTGCTGAAGGTCATGCACACAATTTGGAACAAGCTATAGAAGAAGTAAAGGGTATATCTAATGGGATTCAAAGCATGCAACAATCGATTCTAGATAAGAATAGAGAAGCTGAATCAATGAGAGATACTGTGAATCAGCTATTACTGGAATATAAAAGTTATGCTGCCACTATTGTAAGAGATATGCAAGGATATGTGTCTAGTGCTACATCAGAGGTGCAGAAAGCCAAGGAATGGGCCAACAAAGCTGGAGCCGCCAAAACTGGTAACTGGGTAACGCAAGAAGATCTACAAAGTAAAATTAATAATTGGGTAACAAAAGAAGAATTTCAAAGTAAAATTGGAAATTGTGTAACACAAACAGATCTACAAAGCAAAATAACTAACTGGGTGACAAAAGGTGAGCTACAAACGATTCAAACGAATATAAAAAATGATATAAATCGTGAATTGATTGCACCCTTAAAAGGAACTATTAAAAACGATATTGGGCGTGAGTTAATTTCTCCATTACAAACATCTATTGAAGAAGAGAAGAGAAAGGTAAGTGATATAAATAATTCTATTGCCACTAAAATTAGTGAACATAATATAGACTCCACTGCACATAATCTTAACAAATACATGAGTATGAAGCCTATGCCTACTGGTATCAACGATTGGAATAATCTCACAGATACTGGTATGTATGAAGCAACCGCAAGCATGTGGGGGTGGAGAAATGCACCAAATTCTAGCCGTGTTTACTATTATGGTGTAGTACAGGTTATTAAAAGTGATACTAACAAGATTACACAAGTATTCTACTCTTATGGTGCGAATAACAAGCCTTGTAATATTTGTTATCGAACATTCTATAATGCGTGGGGTGCGTGGCATTATCATGGAGATTATGACGCAACCGTTACAGATATTACAAAACATGATGAGGGGTTAACCATTACCAAAGGGGATACATCCACTTTATTAAAATTGTTTACTACTAATAAGGCAGACACAAATACAAGCCTTGCACCTACATTGGCAGTGGTAAAAGAACTGTTAGGCAGTGTAAATATTGATATTACTGAAGTATTAAAAAGTAAAGGTGTTAGATATGATTTTTCCAATGAATCAGCATGGTATCTATGCCTAGGACAAGCCTTTGGAAATTTAATTATTCAAGGGGGAACGTATAAATCACAAACAAATACAGATACTGTAACGACATTTCCTATTGCATTTACCAAGAAGTGTTTAACTGCTTTAAGAGTCGGAAGTATGTATAAGGAGACGTTGCTTGAAGAGGAACTACAAATTAAAGAATGGTGTATAACAAGTGTAAGTAACTCATCTTTCCGAACACCCCGTATTAGTTACTCACAAAATTATATGTATATTGCATTAGGGGTATAGTGCTGAATGCCTATAGCTATGTTTTTCAATAAAAGGAGCAATAATGAACAACGATTATATTTTTGTCTTAAATGAAAAAGGTCTCCGAGTAACTACCTACTTAGTAGGATTACATGGAGACACAGAAGAATCAGTATTAAATTTTGCTAAAATGCAATATCCGAATCACACCTACCTAGTAGGTAATCAAGATATGCAAAACGAGTTCGTATCAAATAACAAATGCTACATCAATGGTAAATTTATTGATTATGTACCCGAACCCGTAGCACCTACTAAGGCAGAACGTATTGCAGAGATTAAAGCCTACTATGACAAACGTTTTGAAACGTTAGAACAAACACTAGCAAGACGTACGTTGAGCGGTGCTAGTGTAGAAGATTTAAAAACACAATATAAGAAATTACAACAAGAAATGATGACAAAGATTAAGGAGGTAAAGTAAATGAATGGATATGAAGTACACTCAGGTATTCCCGTAATGCATTTTTGTGAATGGTGCTATGCAACACTCAATCAAGACGGTACTTGCCCTACTGAGGGATGTATCCACAATGATTTAATGAATATGGAAGACAAAAAAGAGGAATAATGTTGTTTCAAAAGAGATGGTAGGAGTGATTATGAACAGAGCTAGAGATAAACCAGATCTGATAAGTTTTATTGTTTAGGTGTATTAAAAGGTAAAATGGTATTCGATATGGGATTTTTAGAATCTCTACGAGATATTCTAGTAGAGTCGTGGATTATAAAGGTGGGACTATCCCTTATAGGTAGTGCTGCTATATGGCTAATGAATTTAAAGCACGTTCAAGTACTGGGCGTGTTTATTTTATTAGTTTTATTTGATTTGCTGACTAGATGGGGAGCGATTGCCTATCAGATGTTAGTAGAAGCGGGAGCAGACAAAGAAAGTATATCTGCTTGGGATAAGTATATAGCAATCATTCCTGCGTTTGAAAAGGGATTAATTTCATCTAAACATATGAGAAAACCCTTTGTGACAAAGGTAATGACATATGTATTTGCTACAGCCATAGGTTGGTGCTTTGATTTTATGGCAGGGAAAGAAGCCTTTGTAGTTAATTTAGTTTGGTTATATTTAGCCTCAGCAGAATTTTTGAGTGTACTAGAAAATATGCGTGATGGTGGAAATGTAATGATGGGAAAGTTTTTAGATACCATCAGAGATATGATTGAAAGTAAGTTCAAATTTAAGTTATAAGGAGACATATATGAAAATTGGAAATTATTTTGAGGATTATGAGTTTGCCTGCAAATGTCATCGACATAATGTAGTAGATGGGAAAAATGTGTTGGATCATATTATTGACAAACGTTTAGTAGATGTATTGGATAAAATCCGAGAACGTGTAGGACGACCAGTATATATCGAAAGTGGATACCGTTGTGAGGACCATAATCGTGAAGTGGGTGGAGTACCTAACTCTCAACATGTATTAGGCACAGCTGCTGATATTACCGTAGACGATATTAGCATTGATGAATTAGCTGATATTGCAAAAGAGTGTGGTGCAGATGGTGTTGGCAGATATTATGGACTACAATTTGTACACATTGATGTCCGAGGTTATGATGCGGAATGGGAGCAATATTAGGAGGTTGAAATGTATGGAACTATTCTTTCATGGATTAAAAAACACACGATTATGCTTGCTGTTGGCTTTGGTACTATTATCTGTGCCATGCTATACATTTGCGGAACAGGGAGTGACATTAACACAAAGCGAATACAAGATGCTCAGCAAGAACTTAGACGAGCTCAATACAATCAACAAGAAGCAAGCAAACTCAATCGAGAGGTTAGAGATGCAGTTGAACGTAGCGAAACTATCAACGAACGAATCGAAAGTAGCGTTACTAGAAGCGAAGCAGCTATTAGAAGAACAGAAGGAACAGTTGAGAGCATCCAAGGAGAAATTAAATCTGCAAGAGCAGAAATTGACAGAGCAGCAAATCTCATTGGAGAAAGCCAATCTATACTTAGAAGAGCAGAAAGAAGAAATAAAGAAGTACAAGAAAAATAGTCAAAAGCACCGATTCATTGAGGTGCTTTTATTAGGCGGATTAGCCTATAAAATGTTTCGGTAACGTATAAAAAATAATTTATAACATTATCAATAAAAACTGTTTTTGGGAACGGTTGCACAACCGTTGCACAACCTTTTTTGCAAGAATAGCTTAATATCAATGGTTGATGGCAATATGTGCGTTGTGTGTATCATAATGCCATCATGGATGAGGAAGAATAAAATAGAATGAAAAAAGCACTCCCTTGACGGGGAGTGCTTTGTGTATGTAGTAGACTATTTTTTTGGATTTTGAAGTTTATTTAACTTTTTTTCAATTTGCTTTATACTTTCAGTTGGAGTAGGGAGATTTTCAGGCATTGTGCCTCCAAGCTGTTTTATTGTAGCTCGTACAGTTGCTCCAACTTCATAATGGGTACGATTTGCCTTTTCTTTCCCAATAATATTTTCGCGTCTTAGTTTTTCGTCGGTTTGTGTAGCTCTAAATAAATTGGCAGCCAATTCTGTACTACCCATATGATCTAGAATTTTCTGAGATTTTTTCAGACCTTTTTTGGCGTGTATGTCTTTTTGTGTTAAGCCACCATATAAACCTTTATATCCTTCGTTTTGAAAAATAGCATAATCTCTTTGTTCAGTTATACCGGCTTGGTTGGCGGCTTCAGCTAGTGAAGCATTATGTTGCTTTAATTCATGACGAATTGATAGACGTCTAGTATCCTCTGTTCCTTGGTAAAACTCCTCATATAGTTCTTGCTCTCTTGTTTTAATAGCAAAATAGCTTTGAGCAAGAGCTATTTCTTCTTTTTTGGGATCTCCATTTTGTGCGATAAGATAACAGGCATATCTACTTAATACAATATCTTGTATAGGACGAGTGAGGTTAACCCCAACATGTGCCAATTTGTTGACTTCAACAAATTCGGATGAAACCGCATAACCACTCACTTCACAAGCAATTTTTGCTTTTTCTATAATTTTGTAAAAATTACGCCATTCTTTATAGCCTAAAACTTTTTGTAAGTCACGGGCATACCAAAACTCTATCCCTGTTTCTGAAACATATTTAATATTTTCAAAAATAAAGTTATTATCAACTTGTAAAAACAT